AAATGACAACAATGCCAGATTTAGATGTAACTACCAAGAAAGCGTGCTACAAACTAACGGATTTGATGTAGATCCAAGTGTAAACTTTGGGCGCGGATTTGTGGGGGCGTTCTATTCTGCGAAAATATCCAATGCTGGAGCAAGTGCTTCAACAATTGGACAACACACAGCACTATTGGTTACACCACAGTTAGATGGACTAACAAGTAATGTTACCAGTCAAGATATGCGTGTATTAGAAGCACAACCTTTTATTGCAAGTGGTGGAACAGTTGATAACTTGTATGGATTTCACTATTCAACAAACAATAGTGGGACTATCACAAATGAATTCAGCTTTTATTCAAATGAAGCAAATGCCCAACTGTTTAACGCAGGTGCAACTACACTCTCAGGTTTAAACTATCCTACAGCAGATGGTGACAGTGGTGAATCAATCATTACAAACGGTAGTGGAACATTAAGCGTTGGTAGACCAACAGAAGCCAAAGGCACATTCAACATTAAAGACGATGATGAAACTGTTAACATGGTGGTTGTTAGTGATGCTAACAACAATGGCGGAGTAGGCCCAGCGGCACAAATTGATATGATTTGTAACCCCAGTGAAACAACTGGTAACCAATTATACAGTATAGACACAGCTCTTGCTAAAAAGCCTTTAACAGTAAGCAGTGGATATCTACAACTTAATACAACAGGTGGTGCAACAGATGGAATCAAACTCAGCACTGGTAACACTGCCGCTACAGTTAGATTTGAACCTAATAGCACATATGTTATGGGTATTGAAGATGATAGAGTAGAAGTAACTAGACCATTGGTTCAGGCAACATACAGTGTATCAACATTACCTACACTGGGTGGATCAGACGCAGGTGCTACAGCATATTGCGATAACGGTAATGCAGGGTCACCGTGTATGGTATTCTGGAAGGGTGATGCATGGCGCAAAACTCATGATCCAGTAAATGCACCAAGTGCCACTTAATAATTAAGAACACAAAGGAGACAAATTATGTCAACAGCAGGAAGTAATTATGTTGAAGAAAAAACACTTCAATTTTGGTTAAGAGCAAACGCTGATACAATCACAGCACCAAGCACAGTATATGCAGGACTACACACAGGAGATCCAGGAGAAGATGGAACTGCTAATGAATTAGTAGGTAATGGATATAGTAGAACAGCAGGAGCATTTGGTAATGTTTCAGTAATTGGTGATGCAGTTAGTATTACAAACAATGCCGCAATTGACTTTGGTCCAGCAACAGCAAGTTGGGGAACTATCACGCACATGAGTATATGGGACAGTGCAAGTGGTTCAACAAACTGTTTGTTTAAGGAGTATATGGGACAGTGCAAGTGGTTCAACAAACTGTTTGTTTAAGGGTGCTTTAAGTGCCAGCAAAACTGTAGGTAATAACGACTCGTTCAGGTTTGCAGTGGGCAACTTAACTGTAACAATGGATTAATAAACCATGGCAGTTATACTAGGTGATGCAGGACATTATGTTACAGTAGACTTAGACTATGTTGTAGCGGAGTATGTTGTTCCGCCAGCAAGGGTAAGCACAGCAGTAACACCCACAGGAACATTAGTAGCTGAAGCCATTTCAAGTGTATCAACATCATTTGTGTTACAAGCAGATGTTGGAGTTATAAGAGGAACAAGCTCAGTATTAGCAACTAGTGGTAACATTACAGCAGATGGAACATTAACTGCAGATGCTACCTCAAGTTTAATAACCAGCTTTGAAGTTACAGCAAATGGTGGATTAGAGTTTACAGGTAGTGCAGGATTGTTTAGTCAATTCACAACAAGTGCTATTGGTAACTTGATTCAATTCAGTGATCGTCAAATGTGGAACATTGAGGCAGAAAGCCGCAGTTACACATTAGATAAAGATGGAAGAAACTGGACACCAACAGCTGAATCACGAAGTTTAACAATAGAAAAGTAAGGAGAGTAGTATGGCAAACACTACAGGATTTTATAGAGACAGAGACGGTGTGTATGTAAGTAAAGCACCAGGTGCCACATTGGACTACGCTATTAACTATACAACATGGTTAGACGCTGATACAATTAGTTCAAGTTCATTCGCAATTGAAACTATTGCAAATGATGCCGCACCATTAACAAACGCAGGAGCATCCAGCACAACCACAAGTGTTAGTATTAACTTGGCAGGTGGAACTTTAAACAATGTATACACAGTTACCAACACTATAGTAACAGCAGGTGGATTAACTGAAGTAAGAGAGTTTAGAGTAGCAATAAACAACAGGAGCATCTAATGTCAAAAGAACCAACGCCCAACTATAAGCCATTACCAGAAGACGAAGGAATCAAAACAGGTGAGCCTAAAAAACTTGCAGGTAGACCTCGTGCTGTGGTTGATGCAGAAACAGTGGGCAAACTTGCAGAGATGGGTTGCACAACTGATGAGATAGGTGATTGGTTTAATGTAGATGGTTCAACTATTAGACGCAACTTTGGTCATGTATGCAGACAAGCCAAAGCAAAAACAAAAGTTAAACTGCGTAACGCACAACTTGAAACAGCTCTTAAAGGCGATAAAACAATGTTGGTGTGGTTAGGCAAACAATTATTAAAACAAAGTGACAATGGTCAATTAGGTGGCGATGATGTTCGCATACTACCGTGGACTGATGAAGAACCAAATGAATTAACTAATGATTCAATTAAACAAGCACCGCGAGAAGAAGAAGAATAACATATGGCATTAAGTGAACCACAACTAGCGGTAGCAAACTCAAAAAAACGCTTTAGAACATTAATTTCTGGGCGGCGTTTTGGAAAATCCCACTTGGGTCGCAGAGAACTATGTCGCTTTGCAAGTATGAAACCCAATAGTAAAGTATGGGGAGTATATCCTACATATCGTAGTGCTAGACAAATTATGTGGGCACCTTTAAAAGAGAAGTTAATTTCTCTTAATTGGGTAAAGAAGATTAATGAAACAGATATGCGTATAGACCTTGTTAACGGAAGTTTTATTGCCTTGAGAGGTGCAGAAAATAACCAGACCCTCCGCGGGGTAGGTTTGGACTTCGTTTTATTTGACGAATTTTCTGATATCTCACCTGATACATTTTATGAAGTTATCTTTCCTGCATTAACAGACAGAGGAGGACATTGCCTCTTTATGGGAACGCCTAAGGGTAGAGACAATTGGAGTTACCAAGTTTATCAAAAAGGATTACCCAACAGTCCAGAAAGAGACCATTGGGAAAGCTGGCAATTCACTACAGCACAAGGTGGCAGAGTAAGTGCAGAAGAATTAGAAACTGCTAAAAGCAATTTAGCGGACAGAGTATTCGCACAAGAGTTTGAAGGCACATTCCAAAATTACAGTGGTAGTATATATTGGGCATTTGATAGAAGTCAAATAACTGATAGGGAACCCAATCAAGAAAACAGCTTATTGCTAGTTGGCATGGACCACAATATAAATCCAATGTCAGCCGTAATAGCTGAACGAACTCCAGATGGATTATATGTATTTGATGAAATTGTTTTATACAGTTCAAATACATATGAAATGGTGGAAGAGATAAAAGCAAGATATCCTAAAAAGAGAATATGGGTATTCAGCGATCCCGCGGGCGCGGCTCGCAAAACAAGTGCAAGAGACACTGATCATATGATATTACGCAACGCAGGATTTACAGTAAAGGCTCCAAGAGCTCATCCACCTGTGCGTGATAGAATTAACAGTGTAAACAGTTTGTTCAAATCCGCAACAGGCGATACTAGACTGCACATTAACAGCGGATGTAAAAATCTAATAAAATGTTTAGAACGACACAGTTATAAAGAAGGAACAAGTAGTCCTGAAAAGAACGGTAATCCAGATTACTCGCATCTTAATGATGCACTAGGTTACATGGTTCATTATAACTTTGCAGTGACTTCTGAACGAGAATCAACTACGCCACAACATTGGGGCGTCCAATTGGTCTAGGTAAATACAGATAAGGAATATTATGATGTTTAAAAACTCGCAAGACTTGGCCTCAACTAACATGCTGTGGCAGAACAATATTAACAGATGGAGATTCTATATGAACTCCTATTTAGGATCAAGCGATTACCAAAATGGTGAATACTTGCTCAAGTATGTTTTTGAAAATGGTGAAACATATGCACAAAGATTAGAGAACACACCATTAGATAACCATTGCAAAAACATTGTGCATATCTACAACAGTTTCTTGTTTAGCAATCCAATTATCCGTGAATTTGGTAGCATTGCTAATGATCCAAGTTTAGATCCATTTATGGAAGATGCAGACTTAGAAGGCAGAAGCTTTGACGCATTTATGCGTGATGCTAATATACTTGCCTCAGTTATGGGTCATTGCTGGATTATAGTTGATCGCCCAAACACAACAGTTAACACAAGAGCAGAAGAATTAGAACAAGGCATTAGACCTTATGTTTCAGTTTATAGTCCAGAAAATGTTTTGGATTGGAATTACAAAAGAGCTACTAACGGAACATACTATCTAAGCATGATTAAAATACTTGAATCAACGGATACAGGTAGAAACATTTACAAAATATACACACCAGAAACAATTGAAACATATCAAGGTGACACATACACAGGCGGTGAAGACGACACATTCACTTTAATTGATAGTGTTACTAATCCAATTGGTAAAGTGCCTGCAACAATACTTTATGGAAGTCGTAGTCCTACAAGAGGAATTGGAAATAGTGTAATTGGCGATATTGCAGATTTACAGCGTGCCATATACAATGAATTAAGTGAAATAGAACAGCTTATTCGTTTACAAAATCATCCAAGTCTTGTTATTACAGACAATGGTGTTGATGCAAACTCAGGAGCTGGTGCAATTATTACTGTGCCAGATAGCACTGACCCAGGACTAAAGCCATATATGCTTCAGCCTAATGGACAAAACCTTAATGCTATTATGGACAGTATCAAAAGTAAAGTTGATGCTATTGACAGAATTGCACACATGGGTGGTGTTAGAGCAACAGCAACAAGAAGCGTATCAGGTGTAGCACTACAAGTTGAACAACAACTGTTAGGTGCTAAACTAACTGAGATGGCTGATAATTTGGAACTGTGTGAAGAAAACATATTCCGTTTATGGGCACAGTGGCAAGGCGAAGCATGGAACGGTATGATTGATTACCCTACCGCTTTTAGTTTGCGTGATACAGTTGTAGAAATACAAGCTCTTAAAGAAGCAGTAGCAGTTGCAGGAGACGATGCTGAATTGTTAACTGAAATTAGAGCACAAGCAATGGACATTCTCAAGCGTAGCGGAGAGTAATACATGGGCAGACGCAAACTGACAGAAGCTGAAAAGGAACTAACTCGCAGTGTAGTTACAGATGGACCTTGGGCTTGGTTAACAATGCCTACTAAAGCAAGTTATAGAG